CGGGCTTGGAGACTGCCTCTTAATCGGGGGCAGCGGGCCTCGCGTCGGCGATAACAAGCTTGCGAGGCTGTCGTGTGTTCGGAAAAGCCCTGCCGGGAGGTGGGGCTTTTCTCGTTAAATGGCCGTGATCACATTCTCCTGTTCATGTTGTAGCCGGCTTGCATTGCCCCAAAATTCCGCTGGATTTCACGTTTCAGCGCGGCCTCTCGCCGGTCAAGCTCGGCCTGGAGCTTCGGCATTGTGTCGTCCGTGACGTTGCCCTCGATTGTCAGTGAGCCGCCCGTGATGTTGTTCACGACCATGCCGTTAGGCCGCGCGCCGGCCGGCTTGCTCGGCAGACGGAAGGAAACCGGGATCGATCGCCCGTCCGGCAGAGGCACCGCCGCTTCGGGACCGGCCTCGCCGAAGATCGCAGCCGAGCGCGCCACGCCGCCCGACGCATAGCGCGGCAGGATCGCCGGGCCGTTCGGGGTCATGATGCCGCCGCGCGCGAAGGTCGGACGGACAGGCGGCAAGGGGACACCACCGCCACCGCCGAACATGCCGCCGAACAGGCTGCCGACTGCCGAGAACAGTCCGCCGAGGAGACCACCGCCGCCACCGCCGCCAATGGACATGCCTTGGAAGCTGCCGGCCTCGGCGAGCTTGCCGATCACGTTGATTATGACCGGGACCAGCGCGCGAAGGGCATCGCGCCATTCGAACGTGCCATCGACGAGGGACTGAACGACGCCAACGCCATAGTCTTCGAGGGACGACATGGCGTCGTCGAAAGCCTGCTGACTCGTCGCTGCCGACTGTGCCGCGATCTCCACCTCGGCCATCTTGCCGGCGAGGGCGCCAAGCTCGGCCTGCTGCTGCGGCGATAGGGCAATGCCCGCGCTTCGGGCCGCGTTGAAAAGCTCCTGTTCATGCCGGAGCCGCGCCACCTGGAGCGCCGTCATTCCGAGCGCCGCCTGTTCGGCCTGTTGCGCTGCAATCCATTCGTTGCCGGCCGCGATCAACGCATCATAGTCGCCGGCCTGTTTCTGCCCGGCTTCGTACTGCTGCCGGAAATCCGCGTCGTTCTGCGATGCCCGCGCGCCGGCATCCTCAATGTGCCAAGCTCGTGCGCCATCGGGAAGGACAGGCCATAGCTGCCCGCGTTCTCGTGAAACCACTTGCGGGCGTCGTCGGTGCCGAATGCCAGATCCGCCGCGTTGCCCGCGTTGTGCATCGACTTGCCGGGCGGTGCCACCCACTTCCGGGCGGCGTCTTCGCTGCCGTATTTCTTGACTGCGGCATCCCAAAGCTCGGCTTGCTTCTGAAAGCTTCGGAAGCCCGACGAGATGGACGTTGCCGAGCGCACCGCCTCCGGCGCCGAGGCGATCATGAGTGCAAGCGAGTTGGCAAAATCCGACTTCATGCCGGTGACGGCCGAAGCCGATCGCCCGCCGGCTAGCTGCTTCTGGAGCAACGCCGTCGCGTCCGTCGTCGACATCCTGGAACCGGGTCCGAAGCTCGCACCCATCTTGTGGATCACGTCGTCACGGTAGAAAAATCCGGGGTCGAAGCCCTGTCCAAGCCGCTGCCGGAGAAGGTCGCGGGCGCCGGCTGCACCACCTTCCGGCAGGTCGCCCCGCCCGGTGATCGCGCTGCCGGCGAGGCGCCCGGCAAGGTCGCCGGCCTTTGTCATCGGGCCTTGCCCCGTTGACCAATCCGGCATCAGGGCCATGAGGTCGCCCATGGCGTCGGCCGCCGTCACGATGGCCGACTTGAACGTGACGCCGATCGTGCGCGATAGCTGCTCGAATTTCGCGTCGATCTCTGCGGCCTTGTCGATGATGTCGGATTGAATGATGAGGCCGGCCGACCGCGCCTCATTCATGAGGTCGCGAATCCCTTCCGATCCCTGTCCGATCATCTGCAAGAATTGCTCGCCGCCCGTGCCGCCGAACAACTCGTCGAAGACGCGAATTTGCGCCGCCTTGTCCAGATCGCGGACACGCTCGACGATTTCGAGGAGAAGCGCGGACGGGTCTTTGAGCCGGTCCTTGAGTTGATCCGCCGTGAAGCCGAGGCGCTGGAAAGCTTCCGAGGCCGATCCGGAGCCGGTGACGATATACTCGTCGGCCCGCAGTTGAAGCTCTTTCATGCCGTCGACAATGGCGTCGATCGATACTTTCGACTTGCTCGCCGCATATTCGAGCGCCTGGAATTCCTCGACGCCGAGACCAGCCCTTGCCGCTTCGGCTTTCATGTTGGCAAGGCCGCGCGTGATATCGGCGAAGACGCGGGGAAGCTCGGAAAGCGCGCCAACGCCGATGCCGCCGAGAAGGCCGCCCGCGAAGGCCGCAGGCATGCCGGCGCCGGCCGTCTTCATCCGCGTGCCGAGGCCGGCGAGCGTCGAGTTGATCCGGGTCGCCGAGCCGGCGAAGTCGGTCTCCATCCGCTTTGCCGCACGGGAGGAACCGGCCGTCAATTCCTTGTATCGGCGATCTGCCGTCTTCGTCGCCTTGGACATTTCACGCTCGAAACCCGAGACGCGGGCCTCAAGGGCAACTATCAGCTCGTCACGTTCCGAGCGGGCCATGGTTCACCTCACGCAAAGAGAAGTCCGGCCGGGCGGGATGCCTCGTCGGAGTAGATCGATCGGCCGCTGTCCCCGGCCTGCGCACGGGAAACCGCCATCCACGTTGCAAAGGCGCCGTCGATGCGGTCGGTGCTCTTGCCCTTGTGCATCGTGCGATTTCCGGCCGGGTCGGTCTGGATTGCGACGTTCTGAAAGCACCACCGGAGCACCGGCTGTCCGCCGTGGCGAAAGGTTCCGGTCACGATTGCGCGTTCAAGCTCGTTGAGCGCCGGGGATTGCGTCACCCATCCGAGTTGCAGCGTCGTCACGGGGAAATCGTCGTCGAGAAGCGGCGACATGACCGGCATCGCATAGGCGCGGTCGAAGGCGATTTCCCTCACGTCGAAGCGGTCGCAAAGGTCGCGGATCTTCGCCTCGACGGTGCGATAGTCCACGGCGTTGCCCGGCGTTGGGATCATGTGGCCGGCCTCTGCCCATCGCGGATAAGGGACGCCGTCGCGGTCGGCGCGGGCGCGAAGGTTGTCGGCCGGACAGAAGAAAAACGGCAGCACCGTGTAACCGTCGTCCTCGTCGCGGAAGGCGGCGACAACCGCCGTTAGGTCCGTGGTCGTGCTCATGTCGACACCGATCCAGCATGGCCGGCCGGCGAGGGCGGCAACGTCGATCGGCTCGGCGCCGCGATCGTAAACGGCCATGTCGACGAAGGGCGACGACGAGTGATCCAGCCACATGTTGAGATGCAATTGCCGGAAGGCATCGCGGTCGGACGGCCGGTTCTCGGCTTCGCGGGCAAGCTGGCGAAGCCCTTCGATGTCGGGGAAGCCATCGGCGAGGCCGGGGTTCACCTGCCGCCATAGGTCTTCATCGCGCCAATCGGCATTCGGGTCGGCCTCGAACAGGACCGGCAGCGTCGCCGGGTCGTCGATCTCGCCGCGCGACACCTTCCGCGCGTAATCGATGATGTCGTGCGCGATGTTCTCCTGTCCGCGCCCGGCCGTGGTGATGACGACGAGGAGTGATCCGGCCGTCTTCACAAGGCCGGTACGGATGACGTCCCAAAGCTCCCGCTTCGGCCAAGCGTGCAACTCGTCGACGAGGGAAAAGCTAGGTGTGCGACCGTGCTGCGTCCCGGCGTCCGATGACAGGGCCTCAAGCACGGTCCCGGCCTTCGGGAAGGTCACGCGGTTTTTGTAGTCCTGAAACTCGACGGCAGCCGTGATCTTGCGATCCTGCCGGCAGATGCTTACGGCCTCGTCGAAGGCAATCCGCGCCTGTTTGCGGTCGGCTGCGGCGAGGTTGACTTGGCCGCCGTCGATCCGCTCCGGGCCGAACAGGTGCAGCAGGGACAGGGCCGCGCCGAGGGAGGTTTTGCGGTTGCCACGCGGCAGCAGGATCACGACGTTGCGGGCGATCCGCCGGCCGTCCTCGTGACACGGGCCATAGATCTTGCGGACGATCCTCTCTTGCCAGCGCGGAAGCTGAAACGCGCGCTTTGCCGCCCGCGACTTGGGATGCCGCAGCGCGCGAAGAAACCGCACCGCCCTTTCGCCATAGCCGTGCGGGTCCGGGATCTCACTGTCATCAGAAGCCCAAGTCGGAATCGCCATTGTCTTCCTCGGTTCGGATCGACGGACGCGACCGCGACACGGGTGTAAGCCCAAGCTCGGCGGCGAGGAGCCGGGCGCGGTTGATGGCGTCGGCCTGGATAGCAACGGCCGGGTTCTTGCGGGCGCCGTTGCCGCTGTCGATCACCGCGCCTTCGATCTGGATTTTCGCTTCCATCTGGCGAACAAGGCCGATCGCGATGCAGTAGTTTTCCAGCCCGCCGAGGTCCGCGACCGTGAGGATTTGCCGCTGCACAAGCACGGGGACCACGCGGCGCCATTCGGCCTTAGCCTCGTCGGAAAGCCATGACGGCGCCGCCGGGGCGCGCTTCACGCCTGAATTGTCGACGATCAGATGCGGTTTCGTTCCCTTCATCCGAAGTCCCTCGTCACGCATCGAAGCTCAAGCGCCTTGCGCCGCCCGATTTCTTTGATTTCCATGATTTCATGATCGATGCCGTTGCACCGGACGACGTTCTCTGTCCGCACGTCGGAACGGTATCGGATTCGGAACACGATGCTTTGTTCGGCAGTGTGGCCGGCGCTATTGATGAAGTCTTGCGCCGAGCATTGAACGACTTCGGCCCGCGTCATGACGATATTCGTGCATCCCTCGATCGGTGTCCGATACTCGTCAAGCTCCTCGGATCGACGCCAAATCGTGATTGGGTGTGTCAGCCGGCCGGCGCGCATCAGGTCGGTTCCTTCACCAGCGCCTCGACGTCGACAACGCCGTGACTGTGCTGCCCGTCCGGATCGCGAAGGAAGCGGACGCCTTCGACCTTGAGGTCGGCGATCTGATAGCCGTCCGACGTTGTGAACCGGGGCCGCAGGGCGCGCTTGACGGCGCCGGCAAGCGCCTTCACGCGGGCAAGGCCGGGCTCGGCGAGCCATAGGTGAAGGGTCGCGGCGACGATGACATGCCGCCGCTTCAAGTCGAGCCCGGCGTCCAGTGCCTGGGCGTCGCCGATCGTGATCGACGGGAAGCGGGCGGGTCGGCCGCCACGGTCTGCGATGTCCCCGGCCGGGACGATGGCCGTCACCTCGGCAGCGGCGGCGAGCCGGTCGCCGATCGCCTTTTGCACGGCAAGGGATGCTTCGGTCATCGCTTGCCCCCTCGGATCGCCTTGCGCATCGCCCGCCGGATTGCCGCCGAAGCCTTCTTTTTCGTGAGGCGCCATGCCGGATAGAAGAAGGGGTTCGCCGGCATGTCGGCCGTCCCCCACTCGTTGGCATGGGAATAGTCATAAGTGGCGGAAGCGCCGTCGCGGACGGGCCGGGTCGTTGACGATCCACCCGCCCTCACAAGCGTTTGCATCTGGTGCGCGCCGTCTTCCTTGCGGATCGACGCATCGAGGTCGCCGTCGCCGTCCGGTGCAAACCGCCGCGCCGTCGCCACCATGCGGGACGCCTCGGCTTCGATGATCGGGGCCACGGCCTGCCGGACTTCGACGGGGATCGCGGCGAGGCGCCGCTTGAGGCTTTCGAGGCTCATGCGAACACCCATGTCCGATAGGGTCGCACGAGGTCGTCGAAGCCGAAGGGAACAGCGCCAATCGAGACACCGACAATCGACGCCTCCCGGTTTTCGTAAAGATGGCCGATCAGCATCAGGGCTGCCGTGTACAGTCCGCCGGGGATTTCGCCTTCGTCGTCAACGAAGCTTTGCAGCGTCTTCCCGATTTGCGCCTCGATATGGGAGGTTGCCGCCGCCTTGAGGGCAGGAAGATAGACGCCAGCGCCGCCGTATTCGTCGGCCTCAAGGTTGAGATATTCTTGAATGTCGCCGTCAGAAATGCTTGTCCGCATGTCACATTCTCGGATTTCCGAATCCGCCTTCTGTTGCTGCGGCCTTGCGACTGTTGCACCGCCGGTTCATCGGTTGCCAATTCGCGCGGCTCCAAAACAGCCGCTTGTCGCCCTTGTGCGCGATCACGTGGTCGACCATGTCGGCCGCCTGTCCGCAGCCGCAGGCGCAAAGCCGGTTCTCCGGCCGGGCTAGAAACGTCGCGGTTTCCGTCCGCCACTTGCTGTCATAGCCGCGCCTGGCCGACGACGGCCGGGCCGCATCTGCCCGCTTCCGGCGCGCGTCGTCCTGCCGGCGCTGGCAAGGGCAACGCTCGCCGTGCGCGATCTTGAGACCGCATCCGCAAATCCTCGGCGCCTGTCGCGGCATGGTCGCTTCCTGTTGTAGGTCGGCATGGGCCGAAGCCCTTCCCCCGCTCGTGCTCAAGGGGGCCGCGAAGCCGGTCGCGGGTTCTCGCCGTTTCGACCTTGGCGCCTACATTGGAAGTGGGGGGCGGCGAGGTCGATATCGTTGCCGGACGCGGCGAGCGCCCTACTCTCCCGCCCCCCTATCTCAGTCGCGCGGGCGGAACCTTTTTGGTGCCGAGCGCGGTAAATGTGGCGCGCCACTTCTTTTCGATCGGAACGTCGGGCCGCTCCTCGCCGCCGCCGAAGATCGCGCCGAGCATGTCGACACGGCCTCGATACGCCTGCCGGATTTCCGGGATCGTCGCGGCGTAGGCTTCGGCCGGGGTCCAGCCAAGCCAGCCGGTTGCCGCCCGGAAGGACCACGCCAGATGCTCGGCATGAGTGACGGTTGCGCCGCCGCCCTTGCCCGTCGCCGGGGCCTCGCCGTCGTCGGCCGTGAAGATGCCGAGAACGAGGTCGATGACGCGCGGGCCGATTTCGGCAAGATCCGATGCGCTGAAACGTCTTCCGATCACGTCGTCGAAATGGTCGATGACGTCGAGAACAGCCGTGATCTGCCCATCCCGCAACTCGGCGAGAAGGGCAGGAGCACCGCCCGGCCTCTCCTCGACGAACAGCGCAAAGCCGAGCGTCGGCGCAAGCCGGGCAATCTGACTTCCCGCATAGACCGTGAAGGAGCCCGGTTGCATGTTCATCAGGCCGCCGCCTCGACTTCGATCACGTCCGAATTGACCGCGATCGAAAAGGTTCGCCGCATGACGTTGTCGGCGTTGCCGATGTTGCGCCGGTTCGACATGACCCTTCCGAGCCAATAGAAGGTTGTCGGTGTGCCGCCGCTCGGCTCGTCGTCAAGCTCGACCTTCATCGCGTAGTTGCCGCTTCGGGACTTCGAAGCGACGATCAGTGCGTCGAGGCCGGCGCCGGTCTCCATCAGATCGACGACGATGTCGAAGGCGCCGCCATCGACGGCGCCCTTGCGGTGCTGCGTCCGGCCTGTCGCCAGCGGCGTGAAGGTCGAATCCGAGAACGTGTCGCCGAATTCGGCGATGTCCTCGACGCCTGCCACTTCGGCGAAGGACAGGGCTTCGAAGGCTTCCGCCGTCGCGGCGGTGCTCACGGGGCCGATGTAGAATTTCGCCCCTACTGCGGTGTCGGTCATGGTCGGATCTCCTTAGCTGACCGGCGCGTCGGCCGGATGGCCAAGCACGGCGAGGGCGGCAATCGGCGCGGAACCGGAGTTGCCGGTCGGCGTGATCGTCAGGCGGGTGTAGCGTTTGAGGCCGCGATATCCGAGCTTCCGCACCTCGCCGTCGTCGGCGAAGGTGAAGCCCGCATCGGCTTCGGTGCCGAGAAGGTGGACGTCATCGACGGCGGCAAAGCCGGAGCCGCTGGCGTCGCTCTCCTCCAGAAGCACCGCGAATGTGGCATCGGCATCGGCGAGCGTTCCGGTCGCAATGAGGTAGGTCACGGATTCGAAGCCGGCGCGGTCGATCACTGTGCCAACTGTGGCGGTGTTGTCGCCGACGACCACGGGAGCGATTACCGCCCGGATGCCGACGTTGCTGTAGAGGTCACGCATGGGGGTTTTCTCCTTACGAGGTCGCAGTCTTGAGCTTGCGGAAGCGGGCAGCCTGGAGCACCCGGCCGCCGACGCGGCGGGTTGCATGAATGCGGGTCACGCCACGGCGCGCCTGCGTATACGGATCGGACAGGACCGAAAGCGCGAGGCGATCGACGATCCGATAGGCCGACCAGTCGCCGAAGATGATCGGATAGGCGCCGTCCGCGATGTCCGGCAGGTCGACCATTTCGACCACCGGCTTGCCGAGGATCGTTTCCGGCTGGCCGGCCTGATAGCTCGGCTGCCAGAGGTAATTGTTCTGGCCGTCCTTGAGCTTGCGCACGGCGGCGAGGGTCGTCCCGTTCATCGCCCATGCGGCGCCGGAAGCATTCCGGTAGGCCGCAGGAAGCGCATAGAGCAGGTCGATCAGCTTGTCGGCCGAAAGCGCGGACGCCGAGCCGTTGACGGTGTGGCCGATGCCGGCATTCGACATGAAGCCTTCCGGCTGCTTCACGCCTGTTCCCTCGACGAAGGCGACGGCTTCCTTCTGTCCGAAGTCCTCGGCAAGTGCGAGGCGCACTTCGGCTTCGGCCGCGCCGCCGCTGTCGGACAGAAGCTCATTCGAGATATCGACGTAGGTCGTGAGCTTGTGCACCACGACTTCAACCTGTCCGAAAGAGACAGTCGATTCTGCCGATTCCTCGTCTTCGCCTTCCCACTGTGCCGACGTGATGCCGGTACGCTTCGGATACTTCACGCTCGGCGCGCCCGTGGTGCGGACGCTGGCAAACTGCCGGATCGGCGAGAATTCGACGAGGTCGCGGATGAATTCCGACGACATTTCGGCCGGGGCCAGATAGCCGGCCTGCGGATCGCTCGACACCGTGAGGGTTCGGATCTCGTCGGCCGGCGTCTGATTGCCGAGCCGGAGATACGTCCCGAAGGCGCGCCGCTCGGCGGCAGGTTCCTCGCGGGTCTCCTGCCCGGTGCCGGGACGGTTCAGCCGCGCCTCGATCGTGCCGAGCCGGCTGGTGAGGGTGCGGACGTCGCCGGCAAGCCGCTCCTCGGCGGCAGTGCGTTCGGTGCGCAGCGCCTCGACACCGGAGCGCATTTCCTCGACGGCGGCAGCAGCCGCAGCAAGGTCAACGCCATCGCCGGGCGGGTCGTTGCGGGTCTCGACGGGGATCGCCGATCGGGTCTCGATATGGTCGTGCTTCATGTGGTCAGCCTTTCAGAGTCAGGGCGCAGCGCCGGAGCGCATGGACGAAGGCCGCCGCGCCCGTGGACGGCTGGCCGGTTCGGATCGACGTCACGTTCGATCCGGGAACGGACGGGATTGCGACGAGGGAGACTTCGACGAGGTCGGCTTTCGTGATGTGCCGCACGCCGCCGGAGCGGCTTTCGTCCTTGAGGCGCCGGAAGCCGATAGAGAAGCCGGACACGTCCCCGGCGATCAGCATCGACCGCACTTCGCGAGCGCGCTGGATTTCGAGATTGAGCTTGCCCCGCACCCGAAGGCCGGAAGCGTCGGACGCGACCGACTTGACGGAGCCGAGCACATTGCCCGGATCATGGCTCCAGAGCAGCGGGACAGATCGGCCATCCCAAGCGAAGGCGCTGCGGTCGAAGGTCGTCCGGTAGCTGTCGACGACGTCGAAGCGGACGGCGTATCCCTCAAGCGTGCCGTCCTCTCCCGGCGAGGAGAAGCGGACTTCAAGCGCGTCTAGGTGTTCATGCGCCATCGCTGGCCACCTCCTGCGGCGCGCCGAAATAGCAGGTTTCGAGAACCGCCACGGTAAGCGGCAGCGTCTCGGCAATCGGGCGGTTGTTCACCCATGCGTCGATGATCCCGGCCGCGTCCTTCGGATCAGTGCCGCCTCCGATCAGGCCAAGCCGGATTGTCTCGACGAGGTCGGCCCACGAGAACACGCCCTGAAACAGGCGAGCGGCGAGCGTGCCGATCCCGTGTCCGGTTGCCTTTTCGAGGGCAACGATCATCGGCACCGGAAGGGCGAAGGTGCGTTCCGCGTCGCCGAGGAAGGCAATGTGCGCAGGAGCGTCATGCATCGGGGTTGCCTCCGGTATCGGCGGCAGCGCCGGCCGTGGTGTTGGGGTTGGCGAAGACGTCGCCGCCGGCATAGGGCGGACGGTTCTCCATCGCGCGGGCTTCGTTCGGGTTCAGCACGCGGGCGGCGATCAGCTTGCCGTAAGCGTCGGCGCGGGCGGCGAGGTCAGCCCGGAGCAGGTCGTCGACAAGGAATTCGGGGAAGTACGTCCGCCGCTCGTCCGGCGTGAACAGCTTCAGCCGAAGCTCGCCTTGCCAGACCTTCAGCCAGCGCATCAACGAATAGGTCAAGAAGGCCGCGCCCATTTCCGAGGCGTTGCCCCATGTCGCCCGGCCAAGCTCAAACAGCAGATGAGGCGGCACGCGGAAGACGCGGGCAATCTCCTCGATTGCGAAATGCCGCATTTCGAGGAATTGCGCGTCGACACTCGAAAGGGCGATCGACTGGAATTCGCCGCCGTCCTCGATAAGCGCCGTTCGGCCCGCGTTCTCGCCGCCGGAGTGCGCCGCCTTCCAAGAGGCAACGATCCGGGACGCTGCGGCATCGCCGAGCACCTTCGGAAACTTGAGAACGCCAGACGGCCGGGCGCCGTTGCCGAACAGCTTGCCCGCGTATTTTTCCATGACGAGGGCAAGGCCGATCGCCTCCCGGCAGGCCATGACGGGGCTTTCGCCCCGGATGCCGTCACACGATGGCGCCCGAATATGGATCAGGTCGCCCCGGTCATAGGTCCGCGCCGGGGACGTGTTCGACCGATAGACCGGTTCCCCGGTGACGCTGTCCACCTCGACGGTCATCGCCTTCGGCGCGATCCGCAGCAACTCGAACGGGGCGCCGTCAACGCGGTTGATGTACAGGAAGCCGTTGCCGTAGAGCAGCGCATCCCGCGTGATCTGTTCGAACATGGCCGGCGCGGGCGTCCAGTCGTTCGCCTCGTCGTGGAGCAGCCGGTATGCGGGATGATCCGGCGCGCGTTCCTTGGCTCCGGACGCATCGCGGGCGTACACGTGCACGGGAAGCTGTCCGATCGTCTCGGCGATGGTCTCGACGGCGCACCGAACAGCCGTGCAGCGCATCGCGGTTTCCGGGGAAACAGCCTCGCCGGCCGCCGTGACGATGCTGCCGAAGATTTCGAACAGCGCGGCATCGGGACTTGCGAGCGTTGCGTCGCGCGTCTCGACGTTCGGGGAAGATCTTCGGAATGGATTCCAGAAACTCATGTCGCTATAGTGCGCGACGCCATGTTCTGCGAATAGAATAAACTAATTCAATCTAGTATAAACATGTCTATGGCGGGAAAGCCCGCTCCCGGAAAGCCCATTTCTGGAAAATCACGCGCGATTGAGGACGCGCGGTCTCCTCGTGATCTTCAAAAGTCGGTCGACGCCCCCCCCCTAGTGCTCGGTTTCGCGTGGCAGGGCGATGCGAAACAGCCGCAAAGGGGTCGTCCTCGCCGCCGAGCGCGGGAAAAGCTCGATTGCGCGGCTCGTCTCCGGCAAATCGAGCATGTCGACGAGGCCGCGACGGACAAGCGCCATGAGCGACTTGTGGAAGACGTGCCGATCGCCCTCGATTATGCCCGCCTCGTCAATTCCCCACACTGCGGCGCGTATCTGCCCGGCTGTCCGGTATCCCTGCCGCAGCTTGTCC